GGCGACGCGATCCGCTCCGACGTCACGAAGATCGAGATCATCTGGACCCCAACCGAGATGCTCTCGCTTGCCGAGCGCTACTCCGCGGGGGCGCAAGCCTCCGGGTTCATGATGCCGCTCAAGACGATCATGCGAGAGGTGCTCTACTTCACCCCGCGCCAGGTCCGCACTGCGGATCTGGAGCGCATCTCCCAATCCCTCACGCAGGCCGCCGCCACGCCGGTAGGCCAGCAGGGAACGGGGACAGGTAGCGGCAGAATGACGCCGCTCCAGCGCAACGCCGCGGCCCGCGTCACCGCGGCGGCGGGAGCAGGGACGGGAGTCGGCTCGACGAACGGCAATGGCCCGTGAGTCTGGAAGCCCTCCCGCCCCGCAGCTCCGTCTACGAAGCTCCTGCAGTACCGCCGGAGCAGATGACTCCGGCGCAGCGCCAGCAGTTCGCCCTGGCCCAGGTTGCGGCGATCATCACCGCGGCCGCCGTGGCGCGCTCGGCCGTGACCAACTCGGTGGTCCTGGAACTGATCCCGATGCTGCGGTCGATGAACCCGTTCTCCAACGAGTCGGTGAACGAGTTCTCCACCAAGGCAGCAGAACTGGTCGAGATGGGTCGCCAGGAGGTAGGCCGGATCGCGTGGGGCTCGATCTCCTCCCAGGTGTCGGCCTACGGTTATCAGCTCGAGTCCGGGCCGACAGCGGTCGGTCCCGGCCGTGCGACCGACTTGCAGGTCGCCTACCAGCGGGTCGCCGCCGACTACCGGCGCCGGGTGGCCGCTGGGGCCGAGTCCATCTCGGAGACCATCGCGCAGGCCGAGGAGCAGCGCTACCAGAACCTCGGAGGAGGAGAAGTCGATGCCGAAGTCCAGGCAGTCCAGCAGTCACAAGCAGCGGCTGAACCAGCGGCGCGCAAGGCAGAAAGCGGAGCGGCTGGAGGAAGCCAGAGCGCGCAGCCAGCCGCGCAACGACAGCCTGCTCGGAATACCGAGGTCAATCGAACTGCCGACGATGAAGAAGCTGCAGACATCGCTGCCGAACGAGCACGTCGAGACGACGAGGAGCGAGCAGCAGAGGACGCCGTTGAGCGCGCCGCGGAGCTTCGCCGTGCGGCGCGTCTAGCCGAAGAGGAGCGCGCCGATCTGTTGGCGCAGGTGGCTCAACACGAGATGGAGATGCGGACCGAGCGCATGGTCAACGACGACATGGGGATGGCCGGTCGTCAGGCCGCGCAGGACGCCATGTCCGCTGCCCCCCGCGGGGTAGTAGTCGGCTACCGGCGGGTGCTGCACCCGGAGTTGTCCGAGACCGGCACCTGCGGTCTGTGTATCGCCGCGAGTGACCGGATCTACAAGGTCAAGGAGTTGATGCCGATCCACAACCTGTGCAAATGCGAGCCGACCCCGGTGTACAAGAACGCGGATCCGGGAAGCCAGATCAACGACGAAGATCTCGACGTGCTCTACGTCGAAGCTGGCAGCACGACGCACGGCTGGGAGTTGAAGAAGCAGCGCTACGAGGTGTTCGACCACCCTGAACTCGGGCCGGTCCTGCGCAACACCAAGCACTCCAAGAAGGACATCGAGTTCTCACCCAGAGAGCCATCCAACTCACACGACACGGGGAAAGACAATGCGTAACACGATCAAGAAAACTGGCACGGCCGCAATGGATCTCACCTACATCCAGCGACGCTCCTTCCCGCAGTACCGATCGCAGCCACTGCAGCAGCAGTACACCGGTCCGGGGGCTGGACAGGGCAACGACGGCGGCAAGGACGGTGGTGACGGAGGTAAGGACGGGGGCGCCGGAGGAGGCAACGACGGGGGTAAGGACGGAGGCCCCGGCAAGGAAGGTGAGAGCCAGGAGGTCAAGGACGCGAAGAAGGCCGCCGCCGACGCGAAGAAGGCTCAACAGGCCGCCGAGAAGAAGGCTGCTGAAGCCGAGAAGCTCCTCGACGAAGAGCGCAGCAAGACGCTCTCCGAGGACCAGAGAAACGTTGCGGCCGAACGCAAGAAGGCCGTAGAAGATGCCGTTGGAGCGAAGGAGGTCGAACTCACCGACCACTACGAGACACAGCTCTCTGCCTACCGCGGGGAGATCATCGACGGGATCATCGAAGCCGGGCTCGCCAAGGCCGGTAGAGACCCCAAGGACTTCGCGACAATCTTGTCGGCCCTCGACAAGAAGAAGTTCCTGGACGACGATGGCGGTGTGAAGAAGGACGAGGTCCGCAAGTGGGCCGCCGAACTGGCGGGCAGCGGGAGCGGCTCTACGTCCGGTCGTCCCCCTCGGACCGGCTCTACCCGCACCTCCGAGACGGAGAACCTCGGTTTCGGCCGGTATCTCTCACAGAAGCAGAACACCTAGTCCCGAAAGGACGGATCGATCATGGCCGGACTGCAGCCGACTCGCAGCACCAACACCAACATCGAGGACTACACCTGGCTGGCCTCGGCCGAAGGTGTCGAGTACCCCCAGTCGGCGACCCTGCACGTCACGTCGCTGAGCGCGGTGGGCACCCACCACGTCGAGAACTGGATCAAGTCGGGCACCCCGCTCGGCATCTTCGCCACAGCGGGAGCGCTCAAGGGCCAGTTCGGCCTTTACACTCCCGGCGCCAGCAACGGTCTGGAAACCCACGTCGGCTTCCTGATGGCTCCGGTGCAGCTCGCTGACCCGCTGACCGCTCAGGCGAACGTCCCGATCACCGGGGCCGTGTTGCGCGGTGGTCAGATCATCGTCAACCGCCTCCCGGTTACGTTCGATCCGACCGGTGCCGGGGTCGACAAGTCGCACTTCGTCTACCGCTGAGTCCGGCTGGTAGCCAACAGAAAAGGAGTAGGTTATGCCTATCAACCGGGACTTTTTCGACCCGGACGAGTTGACTTCCCAGATCCGCACAGCTCTTGCGGAGATGGAGATCAATTCGCCGACGTCGCTGGCTCCGTACCTGCCGAGCGAGACGCTCGACGACATCGAGTACGAGGCCGAAGCGGGACAGGGCGGCCTGATCGAAGCCGCGATGTACCGCGCCTTCGAAGCCGAGTTGCCACTCGGTCGCGACGAGGCGCTCGGCAACTTGCGCGGTCGGATCCACCCGTTGGGCCAGAAGATCCCCCTCTTCGAGGAGGAGCGGCTGCGCCTGCGGAACGACTCGGAAGCGGCGTTGCGTGCGAACATCACCCGCAAGGCCCGTCGCGCCGCGCAGGCGGTAGCCATCGCTGTCGACATCAAGCGGGCCGACGCCATCACCACCGGCAAGCTCACCTTCGTCGGCAACAACCAGGACTTCGTGGTCGACTTCGGTCGCCGTGCCGACTTCACCACCACCGCGGCGAACCTGTGGACCGACACCACGAACTCGGACCCGATCGCCTACCTGCAGTCGCTGGCCGACCTCTACGAGGCCGAGAACGGCTTCCGCCCCGAGGAGATGCTTACCAGCACCCAGGTGCGGACCGCTTTCTACCGGCACCCGAAGGTCAATGCGGCAGCGTGGGGTTCGGCATACAACTCCTCGATCACCGCGCTCGCGCCGGAAGCCAACGTCAGCGGTCTACTCGGCCAGTACGACCTCCCTGCGTTCCGGACCGTCCAGGGCAAGGTGAAGGTGCGCAACAACGACGGCACCAACACCATCCGGAACCTGATTCCGTCGGACTCGCTGACCATGCTGACCCGACAGGGCGATCCGGCTGTCGCCGGGTCCTCGATGTTCGGGCGCACGTTCTGGGGTGTCACCATCGAGGCCACCAAGGCCAACTGGGGCATCACCGAGTGGCCTGGCATCGTCGGTGCCGTCTTCGACAACGACGACGTCCCGGCTCGCATGTGGGTCGCCGCCAGCGCCATCGCCATGCCGGTGCCCGTCAACCCCAACTTCTCGCTCACTGCGAAGGTGGTCTGATCATGGCCGATCTCAAGCACTCGGTGATTCTGCGGGAGTCCGTGAACAAGCTCCCGGTATCCTTCGCTCCCGGCGACGATCTGCCGGACTGGGCTGTGGAGCAGCTCGAGAACAGCCCGCACCTCTTCGAGGACGACGTCGCTCCCGAACCGGTGGCTCCGGTCGAGATCCCCAAGCCTGCCGACCAGAAGCCGATCACCGGCCAGGTCCCCGGCGCCGGGCCGCTCACCGAGCCCGCCGCGACCGAACTCGGCAAGCCGGAGGTCGTCGACGAGAACGAGGCTCCCAAGCGCAATGCTTCCGAGCGTGCGTGGCGGCTGTTCGCCGAAGGTCAGGGCGTCCCGGTCACCGAGGACATGGATCGCTCCGAGATCATCAAGGCGTGCGAGGAGGCCGGGGTCGTCGACG